GACGTTGTTACGTCTGTATCTGCAAATAATTGAAAATCTATTAACTGACCTGCTGTTACTGCATTACTACCTCCACTAGCATCAGTACCACTCCCCACTGTTCCAGTAAAATCAAAAATAGCATTTGTGTAAGCTACGCCCCCAGTTGCTGTTACAAAGTTCCTTCCAATTGTATGATGATGAGCATCATTACCCCCTGAGTCTACTGTAAACATTCCAAGAGTCCATGTTGCTCCTGATATATCAGTATTACTTCTCATCACTGCTTTTTGCAATGTCATATTAAAAGGAATTAATGTGTTCGCTTGTTCAGAACCAGGAAATGTCTGCTCAAATACATCTCTTAGTGGTAAGTAATGTTTTGATGTTCCTAAGTCATCTTGAAAATTTGAATAAAGCACATAAGGTATTTTAACTCCAAATGTTAAATCATAAGGATCGCCATCTGTTCCATTATCTGTATCTGTCCAATCTATGTCTATATTCTCGCCTTCAACAAACTTAACCTCTTTTGCATTAGAAATAGTAACCTCAGTTCCATCACCATCCTCTAACTGAAATGTTGTAGCTCCTGTAGATACTGTCTGCCAACTACAGCTCCCATCTCCATCTTCTCTTAAAAACTTAGAGCCACCAGCTTCACCTGTGCTTAATACTGCAGTTCCTTCAGGTGGGTCTGCTGTAACCGATATACCAGTAACATCGCCAGTAACTAATAAGTCGTTACAAGTCAAATCTGCCACTTTAACAGCGTCTTTTGATATTTCTAAAGCAGATGACTCTCCATCGACTTTTATAGGTCTTAAATGGCTATCTAGTCTGTCTATTTGCGTATCTTTAGGCATTTAAATGATATTTTAAATTCATATTTACGGTTAAATCGTCTGTAGATCCTATATTTTCTACAAAAGCTATTATAACTTTACCTGCTGCCACATCTGCGCTATCTATTGTTAATGTCGTTGTGCTTACCCTATCATCTCCTAAAGTTAGAGCAGATCCTGCATGTGCAATCAATGTACCATTAGAAAGATCTCCTGCTGTGCTACCACTACCTGTAACAAGATCGTATGATAGTATGTGAAAATTTGCTGTAGTAGTACCGTTAGCCATAGCAAAAACAAATACAGCATCTATTGTTATATTAGAGTGTAGATACCAGTATATAGGTGGGTATAAATTTGCAGTTGTGTTTGCTACAGTTTCTGACGTATCAGGATCTGTGCCTGATCCAAAAGATACTGGCGACCATGTTGAGGAGCTTGTTGCATACATAGCAGGTGCTGCTAATAAAGGATGATGATGCCCTTGTGTAGGTGATATGTCATAAACGCCAAAATCTTTAAACTGAGTATTTACATAATGACCATTAACCTGCACTTCTCTATTAGTTGTATCGCAGTCCATTAAAACATTACCAGCCTGAGTAGTAACCCTCATTGCAGAAGTTGTATCATCGTTGTTAGGCTGTATTAGAGCTTGATCATCTGATATAGATAAGCATGACTGGTTTCCATTACCACTCAAGACTTTTTTAGTAGATGTTGTTAAACCTGAATTACTATTGGAGATAGTAAGTATATCTTTATACGCATCTTTTAATTTCTTTCCGATTAAACTCATTTATCTACCTTATATTTTTTTTATAAATTTTCTAATCTTAGCCCATGCTTCATCGTCTTTCTTAGTCTTTGTTGCTTTTACAGCTAAATCTCCTACTAGCAAAACTAAAGGTATTAACCCATGCTTTGCAACCATCTTTGCCACAATTACTTGGAACATTAGTCTTTTAAAATAGTTTCTTTCATAACACCTTCGACGCTTTCCCATACAGCCTCTAGAATCTTTTCCTCTGTTGCCTCACCAATAAATGGAATGTCTACATTTTCATTCATAGCCTTAATTAATTTTGTCTTTGTTTCTTCATTAAATAAATAATCTACTACCATCTGCTGAATTGCTTCTTTCATTCTTTCTCCTTATTTTTGAGTCCGTTGCCTGTGAGTTTTACCATTAAATTTACTATTGAATCAATCCTTACTAATATCTCATTAAAATTCTGCCTATTTTGCTCTCTTTCTAACTTAGAATTATCGATTAATTTAATCAATATCCCCTCTAATCTCTGTTCATTGTTTTTTATACTATTCATCAAATCTGTAGACAACCATGAAAAAAGCTTAGTAATTCCGATAATAGCAACTATTAACATTGCAACAGGTAATCCTAAATCCTGAATGAGAGTAGTCATATCCATTATCTATTATCCTTATTTAGGTATTTAATCATATAATCTAGATTACCTGCTAGATCTTCTATTTTAGAATCTGTTTCTGCATGAGCTTTTATTACTTCATTCATCTTTTCTGAGGTCTTTACAACGATAGCTCTAGTTTCTTGATGGTTTTTGCTAAACTCTTCTGCTTTCTTTACTAAGACAAACATAACAATTTTATATAAAAAAAAGCATGACCCTACTGCAACGACTATGCTTAGTCCATAGCGTTCAATAATTTGAAATACTTGTTCCATTATTGATTCCTAATGAGCTTCTTTAAGCTAGCAACGTCATTGACTATCATAGTTTCTATCCTTGTTAGTCTATCGTTATTTTCTCTAGCTATTGCTAACGCTTCTTTTGATTCTTGTTCTAAGTGTTCAAACCTTGTAAAGATCTGACTTGATGTCCATACTATAGAGCCAACAAAAGCTATTATAGTTAATATATGACTAATTGATATTTTATAATCTAGCACTTATTTCTCCTTCAATTCAAAATGAGGAAAGTCATCGAATTTATTATCATTAACTTGCATGTCGTTGTCCCAGTCCCCACCCCATGTTATGTCAATATTCATTCCTTTAGCTATACCTAAAACCAATCCTGCGAAAAGTGTTTGCCTTTCTCTATCATCGTAGTCCACAGGGTACGGAGTAACGTCAGCAGCTTGCGAAGGCGAGCTGTTATGTCTACTTTGAGGATACTTAGCTTTACTCTTACCTTCTGCATACATTTTATCCTGCCTTTCTTTCGATCTATGTCCTTCAGTTACTGAGCAATCTACATGTTTAATAACTTCATTAAACAACTTTTGCAATTTAGGATCACAAGTTGCTAGATTGGCTCTACTTCTTTTACCAAATTTAGGCATTAATCAGTAGAGCTTTCTCTATAAACAATAGCTTTATCAGCGTCTGCTATTACTACTGCAGTCCATTTGCCATATACTGTAGTGCCTGCTGGAATAGTCATTGCGCCACTATCCCATATATCAGTATCTGACGAGGTTACAGTTGCTACTGTTTCTGTAAGTGCTGTAATTGCTACATATGTATGAGCATTTAAAGTTAAATCTGCACCTGACGGAGCTGCTATATCCATACCACCAGCGCCTGTCAATATTCCTAGAGATTCTATAATAGGTCTATTCCTAACATGAGCATTAGCCATTATTTACCTGCCTTTTTTGTTTTTTTGACTTCTTTAGCTTTTTCTTTCTTTACCTCTTCAAACTTTTTTGTTAGCATTGTTAAATAATCCTTACTATGCACGTTAGAATCATATTTAACAATAAATCCGTTTGGTTTTTTAAATTCTTTTACCATATATCTCCTAAGTTATAGAGAGAGGGATATTGCTACCCCTCTCTCTCATTTATTTATTTATGATACATCTGATGTTAGTGAAACAGCAAATAGATCTTTTATCATAGTTTCGCCCCAAAAGCCTGTAGCAACCATTTCTGTTGCTCTCTTAGAAGCATTTCTCTGCTCTTCTATTCTAATCAATCCATCTACACCAATACCAACACCGAAAGCACCTGCACTAAATGCGCAGCCTTCCTCATCATCACCTGAGATCTCTGTGATTTGTGGTGAAGTATATACATCAAAACCAGCTAGCCTAGTTATGAAACCATTGCCATAAAGCTCTTCACCTAACATATTTGTTAGATTAGACTGTGGCTTGGCTACCTGACTACCTGTAACAGCATCGTCATGTATTAATGCCTGCAAACCTTTTGCACCCCATACCTGCTTAGTACCTAAAGCAAGATTTAGAGGAGCTGGTGCGCCATTAGCATTTAAAAGACGTAGACAGTCAAAAATATGCGACATTGCAAGAGCAGTACCTGCTCCACAAGCATCGCTACTTAGAGAACCTGCTGCAAAAAGATTAGCTATATCGTCATCTAATCTCATCGCTACAGCATTACCTATAACTGCACCTGCTGTTTCTTTAAGGCTACCAGCACCATAACCCATCATAGATAGGTCTGTAATATCAACTTGAATAGCATGCTCACCGATTGTTGCTGTTCTTGCTGTTGTTGCTAGAGCCTGAGCTGTTAGAGCAGCACCTTCTGTTACTGCTGGAGCATCTGCTAGAGCTACAGCAGTCCAGTCTGAAAATTCAACTGAGCCTGTACCTTGTGCTGCCTGTTTTGAAGTTATTAGTGGTAGAAATACGTTAGTTTTATTAAATGCAACTATCGCATCTCCGATTGTCATCCCTATGCCACCTGCTAAGGTGCTTGTAGTTGTTGCGCCATCACTTAAAGCCATGATTTACTCCGATCTATATGTCTTTCAACTGCACAAAAGTGCCTTCATTTTGACATATTATTTTAATTTATATGGTTTTTTTAAAGTTCCTTTGCCAAAACCACTAAACGTTCCTATTGATTTAGAAGTAAAATCTCTACCTTCATGGTTTTTTTCGCAACGATCCTGCATTTCATCAATATAGTCATTAAAGTCCATTTTTGATTCTTTATAGTATGCGTCATAGCTTCCATCAGGATTTGTAACATGCTTCAAAGTATTTGACGGATCAAGATCAACTCCAAACGGTTTATGACCACCATCATTTACTTTAGGTTTATCTTTTTTTATATGAATATTATCCTTTTGCATTTCCATCATAAGCTATTTTAACACCTGAACCAGCTACCGTCCTTGACTTTTGATATCCTACTGGATCTTTTTGCGCCCATTCTACAGGCGAGCTATAACCACCAAACTCTCCTGTATTTGCTTGAGATTTGCCTTCAGGCACATTAGTAACGTTCTGTGCTTGGCTATTAAACCTTTGAGATAATTTTTCTATATCTTGTAAAGGTAAATGACTGAATGATTCTCTATCTGATTCTGTGAAAGTTTCTAACAACTGATTTTTCCTACTTTGCAGATATGAATCATACTCTCTAGCTTTTTTATTTAGGCTTTCTATGGTCTGCTCTTTCTCAGCAAGAATTGTTTTAAACTCTCCTGCCTCTTCCATTTTCTTTTGCCTAGATGCAGCCTTATCCTTCTCATACTGCTCTAATCTAGATTCTAACTCCTGATTCTTATTGCGAAGTTTTTTATTGTAAGTAACTTCATTTTCGTGTAGAGATTTCCAGTTTGTATTGCTATTACTTTGAGCTGTCTGCTCACCAGTTTGAGCGTTCTGCTCCTCAAGGTTTGCTGTCTGCTTATCTTGATTTTCCATGATTTAATTTCTCCTTTCTATAGAATTTCTTATTAAATCTTATCGATAAGTTATAGATTATTACTGTAATTTTTTACAAAAAATATGAAAAACATTCAAGAATATAAAAATAAATGGTTTGATTTTGTTAATTACACGCCTCACTTTGGTCAGAAACTTTTGCACGATCCACCAAAAGGCATTTACCATCCACAGCACAACCCTAAAGGAGTAAGATATACAATAGTAAGTGCTGGTAGAAGATTTGGCAAATCATACAGCGCTGCTAGAGAGCTAGAGTTGCAACTATGCATTCCTAAATCTACTTGCTGGATTGTAGCTCCTAACTATGTGACTGCTGGACGTATATTTGAATTTATCTATATGGAGCTAGTTGTAAATAAAAAATACAAACCTTCTCGTTATTCAGCGAAAGATTTAATACTAGAGTTTGAGTGGGATCAAGGCAAGTCAGGTTTATATGGTAAGTCAGCAGAAAACCCTGCAGGTCTTGTCGGTGCTGGAGTTGATTTGTTAGTATTAGATGAAGCTGCTAAGATTCCAAACTTAGAGAAGTTATGGCAAATGTATTTACGTCCTACTTTATCAGATACTAAAGGCAGAATGATTGCTATAAGCACTCCTGAAGGTATGAACTATTTTCATAAAATGTTTTTAATGGGACAAACAGAGGAGAACTGGTTTTCTTACAACTCGCCATCACATGAAAATAACTATGCATTTCCTGACGGTGAAAACGATCCTGATTTATTAGAAGCTAAAAGAAATTTAGCAAAAGAAGTATACAGGCAAGAGTATTTAGCAGAATTTACATCATTACAAGGTAGAGTTTACAACGATTTTACAAGAGCTGATAATACAGGCAATTACCCTTATAGATATGACCTTCCAACCTTTCTCTCTGTCGATTTTGGCTATCGTATGCCAAGTTGTATTTGGTTTCAAACAGAAACCATTAATGACATAGATCATGTGTATATAATAGATGAGATATCGCATGTGCGTAATGTAAAAACAACAGATTTAATAGCGATGATTCAGGAAAGAGATTATAATATATACCAGCTATACGGAGATCCTGCAGGCTCACAATCACAAAGTCTAGCTGGTGCTAGTGAGTGGGATATATTTTACAAATTTACTGGCTGGCGTGTTTACGCATTAAGAAACAAAGTTAGCAGAAGTATTGCTGCTGGTATTAGTCATGTAAGAAATTTTATTTTATCAGAAGACGGAACTAGAAGACTGCATATAGATATTTCATGTAAAGGTATTATAGAAGATTTAGAAGGCTACTCTTATCCTGAGCATAAAGAGCATAGAGATTTAAAAGAGCTTCCTGTTAAAGACGGTCGCTATGATCATGGCTGTGATGCTTTAAGGTATGGTCTAGTAAACAGATTTCCAATTAGAAACCACCAAATTAAATTAGAGGACAGAAGATGATATTTAGTCAAGCGCAAAGAATGGTAGACGAATCAATTACATTACAGAAAGAACAATTTTCTAAAGATCGCAGAAAGTTAGTTTATAAGTTACTAGATTATTACAATGGTGATAATACAGCTCAATATATAGAGCCATACTTTAACGCTGACTCTTTTAGAGAAATACCTTGTACTTCTATGAATATAACTAAAAGATTCATAGATCGTTTATCTCAAATCTATACGCTAGGTGCATCTAGGACTCTTGACAGAAATCAAGATGTATATAATTCTTTAACTAGATTTAAAGATGTAAAGATGAAGCATTTAGAAAAGATGACTAGATTATTAGGAACTATTGCTGTAAAAATAGATTTTAAAGAAGGTAAATATAATAATGACCAGCCTTGCTTTGACTATAGTCCAAAATATGCTTTTGATGTAATTACAGACGAGTTTGATCCGATGAAAGTCAAAGCTATTAAATACCCTGTAATGTTTAATACCGATGACGGTATTGATAATAACGAGATTTTACAATATGTTTATTATGACGATCAAGGCTATATCATATATGACGAAGACGGTAAACAAATAGAAGCTGAAACGCATGATTTTGGAGTATTGCCTTTTATATTCTTACACAAGCAAGAGCAACAATTAGAGTTCTTTTGTCCTCCAGCTTATGATATTATGAGTACAAATGAAATGATTAATATCCTTTATAGTGAGATGAATTTAGGCATGCGCTTCCAAATGTTCGGTCAGTATGTAATTTCAGGATTTCTAGATGACAAGTTAATGGAAAGAGCAGGCTCTGATCAGATGATTGTACTACCTGAAGGCGCTGATCTTAGTATTGTAGCTCCTTCTGTAAATGTATCTGATGCTCTTAGATTAGGTCAGTCAATGCTGCAGATAGTAGCATCTAATAATCATCTAACTATATCATTTGAAGAGAATCACTCCGACCGTCCTCAATCAGGAGTAGCACTTGCAATTAGAGATCTTGAAAGAAAGACGCAGGTAGTAGATGACTTGAATCATTGGGAGTTATACGAGCAGCAAATTTACGATATGGAAAGATTAATTGCAAGTAATAATGGCATATCATTGCCAAATAGTATAGGTATAGATTTCAATGAACCTGAAGACGTAATGAGCAAACAGGAAGAGATATCTTATAATCAATTTTTACTAGACAACAACCTTACTACTCCTGCAAAAATACTACAGAAAATGAATAAAGATTTAACTTTAGAGCAAGCTGAAGCAATAATAAAAGAAAACGAGGAAGTTAATGGCACAGAACAAAACCAATCAATATTTAGTAGACTACAGCAGGGAACTCAAACAACTTAATGAAATAGAGTTAGAAGTTCCACAAGCTAAAATCGATACAGTTTTAAAAGATCCTAAGCAATACGCTTTAGACTTCTTAGAGTTATCTATTGCTAAATACGTCAAATCTTATAAAAAAGCGCACGAGTTAGGCAAAATACTAGCAACAAAAAATCTAAATGGCAAAGAATCCTAGAAAAAACTTTATTTTAAAACGTAATTTTGAATTAAAAAAAATTATAGAAGATGCTCCACATCTTACAAAAGATATTATTAATAAAATGATTAATCATGTAAATGAAAGCATGCAAGATAATATAGACAGAGGCTTATCTTTTGAAGGTAAAGCTATGAGAAAACTAAAAGACTCTACAATTAAACTTAAAGGATCTGACAGAAAGTTGATAAATAGAGGAACTAATAGAACTAATTCAAAAGCTATGCGAGGAACTAAGATAATAAGAGCTAGTAAAAAGAAACTACAAGCTGAAATACATATGACTGGAGTATCAGGTAGAAACAGTATTGTAAGATCTGAAAATGGTAAGCAATATTATGTAAAAAGACAAAATCCAAAAGCTCCTATTGGAGCGCTGCAAAATGCTGGCTACACAACATCTCCTACAAGTATGATACCTAATAAAAAAGTTCCTGCTCGTAGGTGGTTCGGTATAAATAGAAGTATGAGAGCAGGTGGTAAAAGATTTAACAAATTTTTAGCAGAACTTATGATGAGATACAATATGGCAGGCAAATTTAATAGCATGAAAAATGTAAAGGAATAGTATGGCAACTAGAGAAGAGTTAGTAAGTATATTTGGTGAAGATTTTGAAGAGATACTACAGGAAATGGCTACTCTTAGTCCTGAAATAGAACTGATGATCACTTCAGTAGTAGAAGTTGCTTTATTTGAGGTAGAAGGCTTTGCAAATAACATATCTAAGAGAGTTGCTACGCTACAAGCACAAGGAATATCACAACAAGCTATAACTCAAAGCCTAGTCACAGATATGCAAACAGGTGGCGTAATATTTGGAGCTTTTAGAAATAAAGTAAAAGAAAATATAGTTAAAGGTATAAACGAATCAGGCAGAATAGGTCAATATGAAGAGTATGTAGATGCTGGATATACTGAGGACAGTTTGTGGCGCTGGGTTACTGTATCAGGTCACCGTATTTGTCCTGACTGCATAGAAAACTCAGGTAAAGTTAAAACATATAAAGAATGGACTGAATTAGGACTACCTGCAAGCTCTGCAAATATCTGTGGTGGTTACTGTTATTGTATCTTAGATGTCGTTGGCAACTTTGATGATGAAGTTCCTGTAGCAGCAGATTCTAATGTAAGAGAAAAAAGATCATAAACCTTTTATTTTTAATATATATTCTATAGATTTAGTATAATTCTTTTCTTGCATCCACTATATCCTTCCTTCGCTACTATGTAAAAGAGCCTTCTTTATGAAGGCTTTTTTATTGTTGTTCTAATCTTTCTAGCTCTGCTAACCAATCAGCTCTCTTAGCTTTAGAAGGTCTACCTGCTCCTAGTGGTTCAAGTCCTACTGCCTCTGCTCTAGCTCTAAGTCTAGCTCTATCTCTTGCAGATACATTAACAGACTTTTTCATTATCTTCTTAACTCTTCTAGACTCTTCTTTATGTCGCTTGCTTTCATTATCGTTTGCACTATTTCTTTCAGGCAGTACCTCAAAATCGATATCATCTAAAATAATCTCAGCTTGTTCTGTAGATAGTCCTTCAGATTTTAAGAAAGCATTAAATGGAGCTTCTATCTTGTGATTAATAGTTAAGCTGTTATCTAATTTCTTATGATGTCTTAAAAACAATTCTATTGCTTTTGTGTTACCTTCTAGCGCCTCTCTTTCTAATGCTTTTAGCACCTTTGGTATATTCTTTCCTGATACTTCCATAAAGCGATCATATACTGCATCAATGAAGACAGGATGCCTACGCCATCTACTTAAAGTAATCTCTGCAATACCTGTTTTTTCTGCTATTTGCTTATTAGTTAAGTGAGGTTGTAGTGCCACAGCCTCACAGGCGACCTTTTGTTTATCTGTTAGCTTATTTTGTAGTTTTTTCATAATTGTAATGTAAATATATTTTTTATGTATTTTTACATTAAATATTTACATTTTTCTAGGAAGGCTATCTACGGACATAGGGCGTGTGATCCCCCACACCTCTCCACATCACACATGATCTCATTTGTCGTCACAAAATATCAGTACCATATACTGTATATGTTTTCTCTTATCCTTATAACTTATCTTATGTTAACCATTATCCAGCGCTATATAGTATGTGTTATTTAGAACCTACATCACATATTTACATAAAAAAATATCGTTATCGTGGGTTTGTTTTACCAGTTAATCTGCTATTTAATATGTATATCTTTAGCATATTTAGCAATCAATATGGCATCTGCTGTAGCTAATGTTATTTGCTTTTTATGGTAGGGATATAACTTAATAGCTTCATGCTTTAAGTATTTCTTTCTAGCTGCTTTATCCATCTTCGGAACTGAAAAATGGCGCATCCATTTGATAGGTGGTACTAGCATATAGGGTATATTAAAGCTGCACAGTATCGCTTCCCATGCTCCACTATTATAACCAAAAGTCCATGTACTCTTAACGCCTTGACCAGTCCAACTATGATTCTTTTCTACACATGCCATTATCTGCATAGATCTATCCATTTCCGATACATTCCTGATTATATCTGCCATCTCGTGTATACTTGCTGGACATTTCATAGTCACCATATT